CCTGGTTCAAGAGTAAAAATTGGTAGTAACGTTGATATCGGAGCTAATTGTTGCATCATTGGATTATCACGTAAAATTGGGGATAATGTAAAAATAGGTGCAATGTCTTTTATAAATAAAGATATACCATCGAACTGCACATATATAACTAAAAAGAGCGGTGTTGTATTGTATAAATAGAGTACATAAAGCCATCTATATTTCAATCGATGGCTTTTTCTCTTTATTGTGGGGCGACTGGCCACTCAACATCCGCTGCTACCGCTGTATTAACACGATTCAACAATACCCGGTATGTCTTCCATGCAGCCAGTAACGATGCCTCTTCCTCCGTTGCAATATCCAAATCTACGGCATCCTGAAGTGGCGCAATATGCTCGCTGGCTACCTGCATCAGGCTGTTTTTTGTTTCTTCCGCCTCCCTTATCCGAAACAGTTTTTCTGCTTCTGCATCTTTCACCCAGGATGTGCCGTTCCACTTCTGATACTCTCCATACGGCGACAACCAGGTAACATTTTCCGGTAATGGACCGAGTTCAGAAATAAATAACGAGTCCCCTGATGCCACGTCATAAACCGTTTTACCCCGATGGTCTTCAACGAGATGCCACGATGCCTCATCACTGTTGAAAACGGCCACGAAGCCAGCCGGAATATCTGGCGGGGCAATATCGGTACTGTTTGCAGGCAGACCTGTATGAGGTGGAATGTATGCATCACCTTCACCAATAAACTCATTGGTTCCGGTCAGTAGATTATAAATTTTTATGGTCCGTGAGTGTTCACTCATTCTGAATGTCATTATGCAAGCCTCACAATATAGTTAAATGCGATGTTTTTTACGGTGTTTTCTTCGTTACCCGTAGCGTTAACGGTGATGGTGTGTCCGTGGGGACCAATAATGACAGAATGGGCATGAGCACCAATGCCGATAGTGTGGTTATGGGCACCGATATATACATTGTGAGCATGCTCGCCTGCGCTCGACGTGGTACCAGTACCTAACGCAGCGTTATAACCGGCTGATACACCATTCCCCGCGCCAGTGTGACCAACAGGTATATTGTGTGAATGATTTCCAGCGCTATTCGTAGTTTTTGTGCCGTAATCAAATGAACTGGTCGTTTTAGTACCGTAATCAAACGACGATGTGGTTTTCGTCCCCAAATCCGTACTGGATGCGCTGGCGCTGTGGGTGTGCGATTTAATGCCGTCCTGTTCCTGAGACAATACGGCACGACCACTGCCGGGCTTGCCCTTAATCGTCCAGCCACGCATATCAGGAATAACGCCTGACGGATAAGCGACTGCAAGTTTCGGGTATGCAGATTTGTCAAAAGTCTGCCCCTGCATCAGGGCATAACCAGACGGAACGGTATCTGATGGCCACGGAATCGGTGCACCGACTGGATAAAACTCTTCAGGAGGATGAGCCGAGGTGTAAAGCTGCGCCCACGGCGACCAGTTTGCGTCGGTCGTATCCCGTCGTGAACGAATAAATGCCGGAGCATGAGCACCGCTTGTACCACTCCAGCCGATGAGTAATTCGCCTTCGCCAACGGCTGTCATCCCTTTCAGGTGAATGATATTTCCATACGTTGTTGGATATCCGTTGTTATACGCCTCGTATAACTCCAGACCTGTGGCCCCCTGCATATTATCTGTCAGAGCGGTCAGCCGACCTTTTGAAGCCAGATTAACTGACGATACTGCTGTCCCATCTGACGGTAACGCCCCGATCTCTGATGCTGTTGGCTTATTCCTGGAGTTATAGTCCCTTCGCCAGCCAGGAGCATAAGCATCACCATGATTAATATAAGTAAATTGAGCATTAGGGATGCCTTCACCGCTGGATGTACTCGGTGTGGTAATGCGTATGGTCATTGCGCCGCGGGTGCCAATAACTTCCACAACAGCACCTGCAAGACAAATACTTCCGCAACCTGTATCTGTAATGACCTTATTATTTGCATAAGCCCATGAGCCTTTGCACATCCAGTAAGGATGGTTAAATGCCCCCTGACTCTCTAGCCAAAAAATCAACTGCGCAGTTGTCCATGCTTCACTATCTCCACCAATATTCAGCTCTGCACTATATGCACGGCAGGCACCGATATTTTTCGTAAAGGTGTCTTTATCAGAGATATCCTCACCATTCTTAGCTTTCTGCAGACGTTTTTCAGCATTGTCATAGGCAGCTTTTACTGCATTTGATGTTGCCGCCAGCGTTTCAGATGTACTGTTGGTTGCACTACTAAGCTGGACAAGGCCTTTTCGCGCTGTTGTGGCATCCTGCGCTGTATATTTTCCGTTAGCAAGATCATACGCGACCTTAACCGCTTTCGGCGTTGCAGCCAGCGTTTCAGAATCGCTGTTAGTGGCGCTACTGAGTTGAACAAAGCCTTTTGCGGTCAGCGAGGCATCCGGGTGACATCGTGACTGTTCATGCTCTTTCAGTTTGTTATCCACGTAATCCACTGTGGCCATCACCATGGTGTTATCCACGGTAAGCGCCACAGTGGCAGTGCTGGATACGGTCAGAATGGTGCGAAATGTTTGTGCACGTCCGGACCCTTCGGCAACGGCTGGCTTGTAACTTTCGGCAGTATTGCCCACCGCGATTAAATCGCCGTGCTCATCAAACACACCAATTTCCCGGATCCAGAATCCGCCCGTTTCTGGAGGAATAACCAGCTCCGCAATAATGCGGTTCTGATGTGTTGCGTCCAGGATGACGCGATTAACAGTGTGTCGCCACACCTCATGCACCAGACGGGTCTGCTTACTGTCTGGTGTGGGCAACGCGCCGCCACCGTCGCCCACGGCCATATGAGTCAGGCGGACAGGCTTACCATCTGGCGCGGCTGCCTGAGCTAATTTTTTTGCACCTGTATCGGTGATAACGGTTTTAAATTTTCGTGTTGTGGTACTCATGCTTAATCGTCCGGATAAATGGTAATAACTTCACCGTCATGAGTTGCCGCCGCTGCAAAAATATCCCCCGGAATTTCCTGAATGATATTCAGCCCTGTCATGTGGCGGCTGACCGGACGGGCATCAGCAATCAACCGCTCCATTTCCAGATACATTTCCTCCGTCACGCCACTGTCCAGTGTGCCGACTTCAACGGTAAATGTTCCCGGTTCTCCGCCGAACTCCCACCACTCAGACACGCGAATGAGGTATCCCAGCGGCTCAATGGCCCTGCGCAGTGCGCTGATGGTCCCTTTGTGTCGGTGTATCAGCCATGCATCACGAATCACCTGTCGTTTTGTCTCTTCCGGCCAGTTGCGATCCCAGCGGTCAACGGAAAATGCCCAGGCGAGATAAGGCAGCAGGTGCACCGGGCAGGTGTCCGGCGACCACAGCGTGTTGAGGTCTACCGGGATGTCTGTAATGCGCGTTCCGACAGCTTCGGCACAACGCATGAAACTGCTGGCTGATGGTGGTAACAGTGAATTACTCATTGCGCCCACCTTCGCTGATGGTGAACGACTCACAGCGCGCCGCCTGTATGTCGCTGATGGCCATATTCTGTGTGGGTTCGATTATCTCCACGCGTTGCACACCGTGCACATGCAGTGCGGCAGCAATGGCGGACAACGCCACGTCCTGACCGATAAGCCCCTGCTCAGCCAGCCACTTCCTGAACGACGATTCAGCCGCCGCCAGAATAGGTTCGGATTCCGGGCCGGGGTAAAAGTACAGTTTTGCATTCAGCCGCCATGTCACGATTCTGGCGCTCTGTACCGTCAGGCGGTCGGCCACCGGGCGGGTATCCTCTGCATTCAGAACGGCGCGAACGGTATTAAGCAACGCCTCCGTTGCTGTGCCGTCGCCTTCAGTGGACAGGATGGAAACCGTCACATTTGCCGGAGACGGACTGATAGCCCGCGCATCACGCACCAGACCGCTGGCGCTGCGGGCAAAATACTCGTATGCACCTGACGGGCCAGCAACACTCAGGCCATCGTACGCCCGCTGCGCCCGCAGTCTCAGCGAGGTGTCACTTTCCATCACTGCGTCGGTGGTATCCGTTGCCGGAGTGATGGTCAGGCGCTTTGTGTTCATATTGCCCGCGAGGTTGTCCAGGTCTGTCCCGGCGCTGTGGCTTAACATGCAGGCGCGTGCCCCCTCATTGACCCGCTGGCGTAACAGCATTTCACGAAACGCTGTTGTCTGGGCGATAACGTTCAGGGGTTCCGATTCCAGCTCCAGCGCGGCGGAGACGGCTTCACGCTGTTCGACAGGATAGGACGCAATCATCATGGCCTTTGTGTCAGCCAGAATTGCCTCAAAGTCAGGCTCCGCGATGATGGCGGGTTCCGGTAACTGGGAAAGGTCAACGGCAGGCATGATTTACTCCCTCAGCGTGATGGTTAATTCAACATTCTGCATGGTCTGCATGACAGTGCCCGACAGCGTCACCCCGGCGCGGCCTCCTGCCTTCCAGACAACGTCGATGGCGTCCAGGGCAATGCGGGGTTCCCATCGTGTCAGCGCAATCACGGCAGCACTCATGCATTGCAGACGAGTGGTGTTATTCATGGGTTCGTCAATTAAATCGGGCACAAGGCTGCCATATTCCCGTCGCATAACCCGGCTTGCCAGCGGGGTGGTCAGGATGTCCCTGACTGACTGTTTCAGATGCTCCATATCGTTCAGGTTTCCCGTTCCGTCCGGGTTCATTCCTGTGTAGCGGGTTGTCACTGCGGGCCTCCTGTCGAATCGCTGCCACCTTTCACGCCACCGTGTTTATGCGTATGCACTGTGATGCCGTTTGAGGTGAAATTGCCGCCGCTGTGCGTGATATTGCCGCTCATCTTTCCCCCTTTTGTGACGTCAAGCGTCGCCGTTCTCAGAAGGTCTGTGCATTCCACGACGGGCGTGTCCAGTGTCACACTGACGGATGCCTGCAGGGTGGCCGTTTTCATGCCGCTGGCGCTCAGTGCGCCTGCGTCCGCGTCGTAGCGGAACACCGCGCCATCCGGCGCGCTGACCACGATTTCTTTCAGGCTTTTGCCGGGGGCCGGATTGGCATCACTCCACAGGCTGCCAATTATCATGGCGGTTTCCGGGTTGCCGCCAATGCAGGCAATTACCACCTGTTCGCCGGGTGATGGCGGCAGCCACACATTGAAGGCTCCCGCGCGCGTGGTGTTCCAGCGCAACCAGCCTGTTTCCAGTTCGCCGCTGCGAACGCGCACGCACCAGGACTTCTCATCAACTTCAGAGATGATCCCAGTGCGGATGATGTTGCTCAGCAGTCGCATGAGTTCTGCGCTCACCGTACAGCCTCCGCAATCCGGCCCAGCACCGTGTTATAAATCAGGCGTTCATCTGCCTGACTGATGCCCAACAGCTCACGTACCGGGTAATCGGTGAAAATGCCCGGCGCAACCTGATCGCGCTCACCGAACTGATGAACGCGGGCAATACGTGCGGCCACGCCGCTGTAACCCACCGTCACACCGGAAGCATCTGCACGGGCTTTCAGGTAGCGGGCGGTGCGCAGTTTTACGAACATGGGGACGCGCTTTGTGCTGTCCTGGTTGATGCGCCGGGTGCGTATTTCCAGAAAGCGGTCGATGTCATCCCGGTAAAACGTGCGGATATTGTTTTTATCCTCATCCCACCCGGTAATGGTTCGCCCGTATTTCCCCGTGTCGTGATGCCAGTTTTTCAGCGTGCGTGCTTCGTTATTCCAGATAAAGCGAATGCGCTCCTGTATCCGGGTTACGCGGCGTCTGCGTGGTGTCCACGCGGTCCCGTCCGGCGCTTTCTGTGACCGGATACGCGCCTGCTGGGCGCGGCGTAAATCCTGTGCCAGCTTTCTGGCGATGTTATTGATGGCCTGCTGATTCAGGCTGTCGCGGATAGCCTCAAAGGTTTCATCCACGCGGGTGAATGCCTTATCCATCGCTTTCACCCCACGTCACATCCTGGAATACATGCGACCAGTCGCCTTCGGAAGATGGCAGACGGGGTTTTGGCTCCTGCAGGTGTTCTGCCTGCGGTGCCCCCTGACTGCTGCGCGTGATGCGAACGCGTTCCCGCAGAGGGAGCGTAAACAGGAGATCGGCGCTGTCATCGTCATTGATAACGGCGGAGAATTTGATGTCCTGATTACGCTCCGGATTAAGCAACAATTGCGGCTGATTTTCGGATAACCACGCCAGTAGCGGCAGCGTGAGGTCGTCCAGCTCCCCGGCGTAATCCATGACAAACATCACCATCTGATAGCGGTAAACAAACGAGGGCGTTTCTCCGGTCGTTTCAATGTTGCCGCTCTCCACGAAAATGGTGAATTTTTCCGGGTTGGCCTGACACCAGCGACACCCATGAATCATGCCCTTCCGGAGGCTGTTTGTCTTAAGCATCTGTTTTGCTCTCCTGTTCTTCCTTACGCTGCAGGACTATTTATTTCCAGCACCAGACTTTCTATCTCAACGCCATACGTTGCATTTTTGGTAATATCCGTCAGCGTCAGTGCATTCAGCCCCAGTGTCAGACTGTCTTTTATGACCTGGAATGCCGGGCCAGCCACTCCATTCAGTTTCGGAGTAACCGTGGCACTGCTGGCGGTGAACACCAGCTCCAGCGTCTGCCAGTCGTTACTGTAATTCCCGAACTCGCCCAACTTTGTGTTTCCTGCTTTCTTGTGATGCATCAGATTCAGTTTGCCGTCTGTGGTCTGGGTGAATGCCGAACCACCACGACAGCATGGAACCAGTAAAATCCCGGCATTCTGTGGAATGTAAGGCAACAGGCGTTTGGCAATATGCAAGCCCTGTCCGACACAGCCATACTGCCCTTTGCTCAGGTCTGCATTCGGGTGATTCAGTGCGCTCATATCCTGAACATCATGCAGGCAGTGATCTGCCGGAATGATGTCGTTAAATGCGCATGCTTTACCACCGGGAGTCACTGTGTTGCGACGGGCCAGTTGCTTAATGCGTGGGTGGGGCGCATCGTAAGAATCCGGCAGCGGCATTCCCTCACCATATGACATGGCATTGGATTGACCAGCAAGTACCACCACGTAATACCACTCCGGCACGCTGCCGTGCTGGGGGGAATCAGGTGAGATGTCTGTAGTGCCATCGGCCACCATTGCCTGCATTAGATACCACGGGGTGCCGGGTTCGTAGGCAACCCGCGTCTCCCCCTGAAGATGCCACCCTTTCGCAAGATGTTCATTCACCTTTTGAGTCAGTTCAGCCTGTGTCATGGCTGTAATCAGTGCAAAGTTCTTACTGGTCATTGTGTTACTCCCGTCTGGTGTGTCAGTTCGGCTATTCTCTTATCCAGTTCAGCAATGGCCCGTTTATCCGCGTTACAGGTTTCCAGTGCATCCAGAAGGCGGTCGCCCCATATTCCGAGGTTTCCCCATGTGGGTTGGTCAGGGAAGGGGGGAGGCGTTACCGGCATGGTCAGCGTCTGCGGTATAAGCCGGACTGACGGCGCTGGCCGTGGCGCGTTCTGCGTGCCTGCGCAACCTGTCAGTAAAACGAGCGTCAGGCAAAGCGTGGGCGCATTCATCTTTTGCAATATCGTTGCGTAGCTGTTCACGTCTTACCTCTCCGTCCTGATTGCGTTGCTGATTGTCCGCGCGGAGTTGAGCCAGCACCTGCTGCATATCCTGTACCCCGGCGCTGATGATATTCAGTGTGTCGACGGTACTTTTCAGGGTGCTGGCCTGCGCTTCGTTTCTGGCGTTCTCCCGGCCCAGCGACCACGACAGACGCATGGATGTTCCCCATGCGGCAATCAGAAGGAAAGCGACGCCAAGCGTGGGCCAGAGCTTCATGCCGGATAGGCTCCGTGTGGTAACTGAAAATGCGGTCCGTCTTTCAGGGTCTTCCAGTCGCCGCCCCATTCCACCGGAATATTCAGTTCCCGGCTGGCCTGTCTGAATGCTGCTGCGATTTTTTCGTACAGCGGCCATTCCCATGACACCTGGCTGCCAACATAAGCCACAACATCCACGGCATGCCCTGTGAGATGGCGACTGTTCATGGTCTGGCTCTTGCCTGTGGTCACGAGCTGCTTCTGACGATAACGACTGCGCAATCCTTCGGTGATACCAAAATCCACTTCCGAGATTTCCAGCGCCCGTCGGGTCACTTTCACCAGATCAGGATTTACACCCTGCAAATTCTTTTCGCTTCGGCTGCTGAATTTAAATGTGTTGCTCATTCGTTCCTCTCCTTCACCCTGCGATCAAATATTGCAATAACCTTGTCGCGTGCTTTCTCTGCGCCCATAAAACCGATTGAGGCACCAAAAAACGTCACTGCATCCTCAGGGATCCCGAAGAAGCGCAGCGACCCGGCCACGGCCATGGCAAGAACGCCGCACGCCAGCGATCCCGTTACGGTCTGAACCAGTGTTCGTCCGTCATAAAGACTCATCAGCGCGGAAATGCTGACAGCCGCGCCTACTGCATACACCGTTGGCAGGTGGTCAAAGAGCCACGCAATAACCTGCTCTGTGATCCCTGTTTGAATGGTGCTCACTGCTACTCCCCCCACAACTGAATCATTTCTCGTTTCTTCTTCTCCGGCTCCGGCATCTCCACTTCCTGCCCGGCGTCCAGAAATACCTGCTGACAGAGTCCGGGGTTGGCATCCAGCACCTTTTCGGTGACGCCCCGTGTCGTGCCGTAGTACCGGAAACAGAGCGAATCCACGGTGTCGCCTTCCAGTGCCTTCACTTTCATCAGCACAGCTCCGCAAACATTCGCGGTCGTCCCAGAATGTCAGAGATGGCCCAGCTCACATCGCGCCACAAATCCGATGTCTGTATATCCAGTGCGTCCGCCCGGCGGTCGCCCTTGTCCGTTGTGTCTGCATCGCGGTAACGCTCCAGAATCAGGGCGCGTGTGGCGGTATAAACAGCATTGCGCCAGTGCCAGAGATTGACGCTTTCTCCGTTAATTACAGGGGCCGGAACATCGGCCAGCGTCTGATAGCCAGCCGCCTGTTGTTCCTGCTGCCATGCTTCCAGCTCGCGGGTAACGTGTGCTATGGCCCCGGTGGCGGTATGCAGCAGGCGGGAGGTGGTCACGCGGCCCGGCAGTCGTACCGCCAGACGCAGCTCACGCAGCACAATATCCGGCCAGAATGCACCCGCTGAAATGCGAGTGTCGCCATCATCGGTATCGGTGATGTCGTCCTCTGCGGGGCCGGGGTTAGTTCTGGCAACCATACTCATGGGGTTCACTCCTGAAAAAATCGGGCGGTGGGTGCGCGGTGTAAACGGTCACGGAGTCAAACCGGAACACCGCGCACGCCGCCCGCTGACGGGGTCAGTCGTTAACCGCGCTTTGCCTTCTGCGTCGCGGTGGTTTTTCGTGTTGCAGGCTTCCGCGTTGTCTTTTTATTTTTGCTGCTTTCGTCCTGCGCCTGCTGTGCGCTGGCGTCTTCTGGTTCGGCTGCGGAATCGGCTTTTTTCAGGGCGCGGGAAAGGGTTGCAATCTCGCGTTTCACACCTGCGTTCGGGTTCAGGTGCATCGCTTCGCGCAGCAGCTTCAGTGATGAGGCCATGTTGTCTGCATCGGTCAGGCCACGACGGGCAAAGGCACACGCCTTGCATAATTTGGCGCGCACTTCGTCCGGAATGTCCTGGTTGGCGACAATTTCCCAAAGTGTGTCCAGTGGTTCGATAAAGGCGGATAAATCCGCGTCGGCATCCGTCCCAGCCTGCGTCAGTACCGGGTTGCAGATTTCTTCGGTCAGTACCGTGGCAGCAGTACGGCCAAAGTTATCCGGCATGATGAGGTTGTGACGGACCACATATGCACCAATACGCAGCGCCAGCGGAAGATCGCCGCAGTCAATCGCCCACACCATCAGCGTGGCAATTACTTCGTCCTGTTGCCCGCCGTCAGCCTCCAGCGTTCCCTCAATCCAGCCGGAAAAGTCCGGCAACAACTCTTTTTTGATGGCGGCTTTCGCGCTTCTGGCCTGTATGGCCTTTAGCCTGGCCTGTGCCAGACGCAGACGATACAGCACTTCTTCATGCGCGGTACACGCGGCGTGGTCCACACCTTCATTCGCCCGGCCTGCGCGCTGTGCCATCACGTTCTGCCAGTGTTGTTGTGCAGGAGTAATCATTTTTTCTCTCCGTTACAGGCGGGCATGATGCCCGCCGTGAGTTGATTAGCTGTCGGCGAACTTCAGGCCAGTGACCATCGCGCACTTGCCATAGTCTTCAACGACATAAGCGTCATTGATGGACTGGTAGGTGGCGATGCGGTTGTATTCCGGCTCGTCTTTCATCAGACGACGCATTGAACCTTTCTGCCAGTAAATCGACAGGTTGTTGAACGAGGTGATAAGCATCGTTGCATCCGGGAAGAACGGCGCAAGGAACACGCCCAGCCCGCCAATGGTGCGCGATGACAGGATGAGCTGCCCGGCAAGTAATTCCGCATTGGGATTCTGGCCGCTGATGCTGTTCAGCACGGGCAGACGCAGCGAGTTAAACAGGTTGCGCCCCATAATCACCACGAGGTCGTCAGCTTCCTTGTGCCATTCATCCAGCAGGGATGAGCGCGCATCCTGTACCAGAGCATCGGCATTCGCATACTTACCCGCGTGCGCCACAGTGTTGTCCATGTTGCGGGAGGTCAGCGTCACGTCATTCATTACGCGCTCGCTGGCATCGGTTCTGATGTGCTCCAGCCAGCCCACGTTAACGTCCTGAAGCAGCTTGTTGGTGTGAAAATCAGACTCGTAGGCGTGGGATGTGCCGTTAAAGCCAATCATGATGCGATCAAGCGCTACCTGCCGGGCGATCTGTGTACTGATACGGGACTGAAAATCGCTGTGGGCCGCCCAGGTATCAAGCTGTGGGTACGAAATAAAGGTATCGTAGTTCACCTGTTCGCACTGGTACTGACGAGACTTCATATCGATCACGTTATTCGGGTTACGGCGTTTGATGCCGTCATAACTGCTATTCGTGCGCGCAATTGGCCCGGTGGTGTCCAGGAGGATTTTTTCGCCTTTCTGGTCGGTCACGCCGATCACGTTAATTCTTTTCGTAAATTCGGTACTTTCCTTTGAGGCGTTTTCAAAACGCTGCTGCACCGCGGGTTCCACGGTAAATCGCGATACCAGTGCAGATACCGGGATATTGTTAAGCGACGCCTGCTGCGCCATATAGCACCCCAGCTTGTTGCGGGTAATATCTGACATCACCAGATTCATAAAAAATTTGCTCCTTTGTCTTATCAGAAGTCAGCCAGCTGGTCGGAGGCTGCGCCCGTTGCGGTGAAGCGGTTCTGCGGATCGCCGTCCTGCGTGCGCAGTTTTTCCTTCAGTGCTGTCAGCTCTGTGGTCAGTGACGTGATTTTCTGGCGGTCCTGCTGATGGCGGGTTTCCAGCACATTAAAACGGTCGATAATGTCGGCCTGTGATGTTGCAACGCCTTCCACCGCTTCCTGAATACGGGAGAAACTGGCGTCATCCGCTTTGCGGCCACGACCAATAATCCCCATTACGCGGTTAAACCACTGGGTGCCTTCTTCCTGGCGTTGTTCTGCCATTTCGATGATTTCAGACTCGATGGCTTCGGAGATAAGCGGTGCTTCACCCTGGATACTGTTGAACGTCATCACCGCCTGACGCTGCTGTGCCGTGAATTTCAGGCGCTCAGTGCCCAGGCTTGCCGGGGTGTCGGTCATCGCCAGCCCGACCAGATAGGCACGCCCGTTAACGGAGAACTGCGGGTGCAGTTCGATACTGGAATAGATTTTCTTGCCGTCAGCGACAAGCTGCTTCATGCGCTCGGTCGGTTCGATTTCTGCATACAGCGCAGTACGTCCGGCCAGCGGGCCTTCCGTAATATCTTCCGTACTCAGCGCGGTGACATCGCCCATTGCGGAAAATTCGCTTGACGGGCATGGCGAGAGATAGTGCTCAACGTTCACGCGGGCAGCGTAAACATCCGGGTTGAAGTTCTCGGCGGCTTCACGCAGATGCACCGGACTGATTTCACGGCCATCAACAGTTGATCCGGAGACAGCCACGCGAAACTTTTTGCGGGATGTCTTTTTTTCATTAGCCATAGTTTTTGCCCCTCTGACTGGTTCTTCAGTCATGATGGCAAAGCGTAACAGGCTGATACAAAGGGATTTTGTTGTAAGAAAACGGCCAGAACAGGGGGTTAAGGAGAACAGTTTCGCGCGCGGGTAATCTTCCTGTAATTACTCAGGGGGAGCAATGATTCAGGACGCTTTTGTGCGCCAGCGTGCGCGGCAACTTTACTGGCAGGGTTATCCGCCCGCAGAAATATCACGTCTGATGGGAATAAACCCGAACACGATTTATGCGTGGAAAAAACGCGACCAGTGGGATGAAACGCCACCCGTGCAGCGTGTCACGCAGTCCATCGATGCGCGCCTCATCCAGCTTACTGAAAAACAGAATAAAACAGGTGGTGACTTTAAGGAAATAGACCTGCTGACCCGGCAGCTTAAAAAACTGCATGATGGCCAGCCGGATGCGACGGTCACAGGAAAGAAAGGCCGGGCGAAAAAACTCAAAAATCATTTCACGCCGGAACAGATTGCCGCACTGCGGGAAAAAATCATCAGCAGGCTGGAGTGGCATCAGCGGGGCTGGTTTGACTCCCTGACCCTTTGCAGGGAAGCCGGGATACGTAACAGGATGATCCTGAAATCCCGACAGATTGGGGCGACCTGGTATTTTGCACAGGAAGCTCTGCTGATGGCGCTGCGTGACGATGTGGCGCAACCTTACCAGCGTAACCAGATTTTTTTGTCTGCGTCGCGTCGTCAGGCGTTCCAGTTTAAAAGCATTATTCAGAAGGCCGCGGCTGAAGTTGATGTGGAGCTGAAAGGGGGCGATAAAATCATCCTCTCCAACGGCGCAGAGCTGCATTTTCTCGGCACTTCTGCTGCGTCGGCACAGTCCTATACGGGCAATTTTTATTTTGATGAATTTTTCTGGGTCAGTCGCTTTGCTGAACTGCGCAAGGTGGCTGGCGCTATGGCAACCCTCAGCGGACTGCGGCGCACCTACTTCTCCACGCCATCCACCGAAACGCACGAGGCATACGCCTACTGGAACGGCGACCGCTGGAACGAGAAAAAGGCCACGCATAAACGCCAGCGTTTTTCTGTGGACTGGAAAACTCTGCATAACGGGCTTATCTGCCCTGACCGGACGTGGCGGCAAATTGTCACGCTGGAAGATGTGGTTAATCACGGCTGGAAACACACCGATATTGACGAAATTCGTGATGAAAACACCGAAGACGAGTTCCTCAATCTCTATATGTGTGAGTTTGTTCGCGAAGGGGAATCGGCATTTAACCTGAATATCCTGATTGGCTGCGGTGTTGACGGATACGACGACTGGAAAGACTGGAAACCTTTTGCTCCCCGCCCGATGGGGAATCGTCCGGTATGGATTGGGTATGACGCAAACGGCAGTAGTGGCAACGGCGACAGCGGCGCTGTGTCCGTGGTGGTTCCTCCGGCTGTTCTTGGTGGCCGTTTTCGAACGGTGGAGACGCGACGCGTTCAGGGGCTGGAGTTTGAAGAACAGGCCAGAGTCATTGAAGAGTTCACGTATCGCTACAACGTGGAACACATCGGCATTGATGTGACGGGCGGGAACGGGGAGGCTGTTTATCAGATAGTGAAACGGTTTTTCCCTGCTGCTATTCCGTACACCTTCACGCTGTCATCAAAACGGTCGCTGGTACTGAAAATGCTGCAAATAATGCGTGCCGGGCGGTGGGAATACGATCGCGCCGAACGCGAGCTGGTCGCGGCCTTTAACGCCGTGCGTAAGGTGAAAACACCGGGCGGCTTTATCACTTACGAAACGGACCGCGCGAGGGGGATCAGCCACGGCGACCTTGCGTGGGCAACCATGCTTGCTGTCATTAACGAACCGATTGGCGGCGAAGGAGAAAACGAGCGTTTCACGGTTATGGAGTTCTGATGAGCAGAAAAAATAAAAAAGTGCGCATGAGTTCACGCATTGATCTCGCTGATGCGCTCAGGAAAGAATCATCGCTCAGTGCATTCACATTTGATGGTCCTTATCGCCTGACCGGGCATGACCTGCTGGACAATATGTACTGTGCTGATAACGGGCGGTGGTATGAAACCCCGGTGGACTGGTACGGTCTGGCAAGAGCAGCCCGGCAAACGTCCTGGCATCAGTCTGCGCTTTACTTTAAGCGCAATGTATTACTCGGTTGCTACATCCCGCACCCGCTGCTTTCCCGGCAGGATTTCTCGGCGCTGGCGCTGGACTGGTTTGTGTTCGGTAACGCATTCCTTGAGCTTAGAAGCAATATGCTCGGCGAACCGCTTAAATTACGGCACGCCCTGGCGAAATACATGCGACGCGGAAGCGATCTTGAATCATGGTGGTATGTGCAGGATGGCAAGGACGCGTT